AACATTCAGAACCAACAGGCTGGTGACAGATGAAACATTGACAGATGCAGATGTAGAAACCTTAAGAGGAAAAGGAATTTATTTAAAGTAGGAGGTAGAAAAAGTGGTTACAGACACAAGAGTTTTAATTAACACAATTCACAAATCCTATCCGGTGGTGCAGTTCTTAAAAGACAGATATTTCCCGGATGGTAGAAGCTTTTACTCAAGCAAAGCGTTGATTGAGGTAAAGAAAAAGGGAAGAAAGATTGCTCCATACGTTGTGCCGGTTGTTGGCGGTATCAAAATGGATAGCGAAGGATACAGGACAGAAGAGGTGAAAGCACCTTATATTGCACCTAAAATGGCAATTACACCGGAAGACCTTGAAAAGAAAGCGTTTGGAGAGTCACCGGAAAGCGAGCGTTCCCCTGAAGACCGAGAGAATGAAGTGGAAGCAGAACATATGGATGATTTGCGAAAGTCAATTCTGAGAAGACAGGAACAGATGTGTGGGGAAATCTTAACCACAGGACAGCTGATAATGGACCATTACGCATCAGCGGAAGATGCAGCAAACAAGAAGAATGCAACCCAGATGGCTTTGCAGTTTTATGATAAGGAATTTGAAAACAAATATAACCTTCCATCAAGCTTCAAAGAGATGTCCGCGAAAGAAAAGCTAATTGAGATTTATAAGATGGTTGCAGTTTTGAAGGGACGTGGTGTCCGCGCAACTGACATGGTAATGTCTGCTGATGTATCCATGCTGTTTATGACAGACGAGGAGTTTCTGGAATATTACAACAAGCGAGATGTTCAGACAGGAACCATTAAACAGGAAGAGTTACCGGAAGGTGTGACCTATAACGGAAACATCAATGTATCAGGTGTTGTGCTGAGCATGTTTACATATGACGAGCAGTACGAGGATTTAGATGGCGAGCTGGTAAGTATTATTCCTAGCGGCAGTATCTTACTGCTGGAGCCGAACATGGGCGAGACTGTATATGCACAGGTAACCTTTGCTACGAAAGATAATTCTTTTGAGTCACACGCAGATAGAATTATTCCTAGAGTGGTGACAAGCGAGGAAAACAACGTGATGGAGGTACAGGCTTTCTCCAGACCGGTACCGTATGTGTTTGACATTGACGGTTGGTTGTATGCCAACATCAGTGATACCGACCTACAGGTTGAATCGCTGGAGGATGGAACAGCGGTTGGAGCGGAGGATGGCACAGACCGTCTTTCAGAAGACGAGATTAATGCCATGACGAGAAAGGCAGATGTAATTGAATATGCGGAATCTATCGGATTAACGGGTTTAAGTGATTCGGAGACGTTGACAGATTTGAAAGCAAAAGTAATTGCCTACCAGTCAGCAGAGGAGTGATGTGAATGTACACAGTAGTCAAAGATGTAGTAATCAATGGAGTATCCTATAAATCCGGGGCGCCAATTGCCCCGGAAAATGCAAAATTTCTGCTGGAAAAGGGATACATTAAAGAGGTAAAGCCAAAGGCAAAGAAAAAGGAAGTGGAAACATCCGATGACGTTCAAGGAGAGCATTGAGTCTGATTTAGACGTTTTTCTGGACCCGGACATCTTTGGAGAGGTCCATAACGTGAATGGGAAGGACATTGTAATTGTAATGTCAAACCACCACCGGAGTACAGAAGAGGCAGAAACCGCTACCACGAGAACAGGGATTGTGAAAAGCAGCGGGAGCACAAGAAAGATGAACGACCGGACAGCGATGGAAGATGTAATAATCCATGGGAAAACGTCAGATTTAGGGAATATGGCAACAGTGGGTACAAAGATATCCATAGACGGCGAAAAGTATATCATCAGGTCCGCTAAAGACAGTATGGGTATGAGTTCCATAAGTTTAGGGAGGTTAAGGATATGAAACCTTTTTATGTTTCGATTGAAGGAGAAAAAAATCTGGAAAATAAGCTGAAACTTTTAAATAACAGAGCAGATGCGGTCATGTTTAGAGCTGCAAACAGGGCTTTAACCAAAGCGAGCACATTAGCAATGAAGGAAACTACAAAGGAGTATCTAGCACCTCAGGCGAAGGTAAAAAAGGCAATAAAAAAAAGAAAAGCATCTAGGTCCAATACAACGGCAAAGCTTATTGTATCAGGAACAAAGCTCAATATGTTTGAATACAGAAGGGGTGGAATTTCAGCGATTTCTCCAACGTATTCTTCTCAAAATGCAAAGGTTGAGGGTGTGGCAAAGCGGCCAAAGGTTTATAAAGGAAAGATAAAAAAAGAGACATCAAGAAAGCCGTTTAGTAAGGCTCCGAAAGCATTTATTCAGGTGATGCCGGAACATAATAATAAGATTTTTGTACACAGAGTATCTAGTGATCCAAAATCTAAGCTGGAATCTGAACAGGGTCAATCAGTACCGGAGATGGTTTCAGAAAGAAAAATTTTAACCAAAGTGCTGGATGAGTCACAAGAAACGTTAGTACAACGTATGGATCATGAAATTTCAAGAATCATATGAGGTGAAGCATGCTAGACACAGATTTACAACAAGCTTTAGTGGATGAGCTGAAGGAATATGTCTTTAAAGATGGTGTCCAGTTTGTAAAAGACGGACAGCTAAAACCCATTCATATATACGCACAGACCTTGCCGGATAAGGTGAATGAAGAGGAAGACCAGGAACGGGATGCGGAATGGAATTACGTTGTGGTAATGCTGGGTGATGAGGATATTGTGGATGGTAAGTGGAAGGTGGAAATACACTTTTCCATAGGAATCATTGATGAAGGCGAAGACAATCAGGGGAATATTAATATCGCCAACATGATGAATCAGATTTTTTTACATATGTGTAAAAAAGGCATTATAAACGAGAGGTATGTCATGGATACCGACGAGGCATATAAAAGATTTGAGTATGGAATTGAGGAGCCTTATTATTCGGGTGACTTAATCACATACTGGAGGCTTCCGGTGCCAGAGATGGAAATGGAGGTGGACATGATATGACGTATATGTACATAGGCCCAACCATTCCGGGGACAATCCGGAAAAATGAAGTGTTCCGGGATAAGATACCGGACAGAATCAAGAAAGCAGATAATCCGGATATGGAGAAATTAATCATTCCAATAGACAACGTGATTGCTGCACGTGAAACGCTAAATGACCGGCATTCAGTGCTGGCAGTAACATATAGCAACATTTTAAAGAAACGATAAAGGAGGAAATGAAAGTGTCGAATTACGAACATGGTATTATCACAAAAAGAAAAGGCGTTCAGGTGCCAACACCGACACAGGTAACCAACAATGTTACGGTAGCGGTGGGAGTTGCGCCGATCAACATGGGAGACATTACGGCAGTGAATAGGCCAATTCTTGTTAAGAATAAGCTGGAGGCTGACCAATATTTCGGAAGTATGGAGAATGTGGAGGATTATTCCTTGCTGCAGGTAATTTACGCACATTTCAATAAGTTTGCCACAGCTCCGCTTGTATTGATTAACGTATTGGATCCAAACAATGAAAATCATGTGGCACAGGTTGTTAAAACCAGTACACAGTTTTCGCTTGGAAAAGCTACGATTGAGGACACAGACGTATTGGCAGACACTGTAACGGTGACTGCGACAGAAGATTTAGAAAATGGAAAGGACTTTGTAACAAGCTTTGATGACAATGGATATCTTGTAATTTCTCTTGTTGATACTTCTATTGTGGTAGCAAGCGTCACATACAGTAAACTGGATGTAACAAAGGTGACAGATGATGACATCATCGGAGCGCTGGACGAAACAGGGAAACGTACAGGTATCGAGCTGGTAGATGAAGTATATCCTAGATACAGCATTGTACCGGGACAGCTGATTGCACCGGGACATTCAAAGAGTCCGGCTGTTGCGGCAGCTTTAACGGCAAAGGCCGAACTGATTTATGGATTAACAAACGCTATTGCAATCATTGATTTAGACAGCAGCGAGAGCGGCGCGACTAAGTACACGGATATAAAGGAACAGAAGAGCAAACAGGCAGGCTCATCCAGATGGGGAACAGCGGTATGGCCAATGGCAAAGGT